TCATCGCGTCAGGGCGCACCTTGACGATGGCGCGCTGTGCGTCGTTGAGCCAGCGCACCAACTCGTTAGCAGGCCAGCGCACACTGGTTTGGTCTTGCAGTAAATCTGTGGCGCGGTGGATGATGGACTGGGCGGTTATTGTCATACGAAACTCCTAAATCGCACGGCGGTCGAACTGCGGGCTCGTCCGCGATGGGCAATATCCCGTGCAGCGGATACGCCCGAAAAATAAATGGTCTGGTTGGCTTTTGCAGCGGCTTCGCTGTAGAACGGCTGCGCGGGGACGGACTGTACCCTGGAAAGGGCGCCAGCGACGATGGCGTCACACCAGTCGTCATACAGAATGTCTTCGACAGACGTCGCGCTACGCGTGGGTTTTGTGGCGATACGCGCACTTAGGGCGGCGCTTTCCTGTGCGTCTGGCAGTGGGTAGACGCCTATCTCGCCGGGTGCTGTCTCAAAGTACCAGCGCGGGAGGCCTTGGGGGTAGTCCCCGCCGTTAACGCCACTCAGCTGCGCCCCTACGCTGTCGAGCATGTCTGCGGGGACGGGGGTGAGTGGGGTGTCTTTAAACCATACTTTGACGATGGCTGCGACACGCTGCTCGTTCGGAATGTCAATGGCGTAAGTGCCTACCCCAACTTGGGTTCCGTCTGGGCCGGATACAACCTGTACCGCGAGAGTGCGCTCGCAAAAGTCTATCGCAGTGTCAAGGACCGCCTGGTATAGAAGAGGCTCTGGGCAGCCAATCAGATGTGGCAGTGCACGTGAAGCGAAAACACTTAGTGGCCGCATAGAACCCCCCAAATAAGTAGGCCGAGCGCTTGGCTCGGCCTGATTTTACCACACTAACACGTTAGCGTAGACCCACTTTACTTGACCACAGCGAGGGCCAGGGCCTCGGGTTTAACGACCTTGAAGCCGTACACATTCAGCGAGCGGATGAAGTCACCGAAGTCGTTGGGGTTACGCACAGTCTCCATCTTCGTGATTTGAGACGCGAAGGTGATGGCTGCCTTGTGACCTGCAACCAGCGCGCGGGACGCCACGTTGGTACCGGTGCTGACCAGAGACGTTTCCGAGAAGTCACCGGAGGTCCACGCGGTGTTAGCACCAGCGGCGATCTTCGGCAGCTGGTTCGTCACGTAAACCGTAAACCGGTCAATCGTGCCAATCTTGCCGTTGCGTACCATAGACTGTGCGTCACCCATGAACTGGGCTTGGGACAGGTTGGACTGCATCAGCATGGCACGGGTGTACGGGTCGATCAGGAGCCAGCGGTCAGTGTCAGGCGCGTTCTGCTCGTCGAGCACCGAAGCCATCTCCAGGATTTTCTGCAAGGCTAGCGCTGGCGTCAGAGTGATAGGAGAAACTGGGTTGCCGAGGTCGTACCCGGAAGACTTGGCACCGGCAGTTTTGCCCTTGTTGGCCGCAGCGCCATTGAGGAACGTGTTGTAAATCACGTTCGAGTCGATCTTGATGCGCATCTGTTCGGCGGCGTCGTTGCCAAACATATCCAGCAGGTTCGGCTTGGCCTGGTACTCCAGCACGTCGGCGACCTGGAAGGCAAAGTATTTGCCCTTGTCGATCACGATCTCTTGGGTGTCGGGTGTCGGTGCCTGGTACGTCAGGTTGGTGCCCGCGACGTAATCAGCTACCGTGATGGTGGGGGCGTTGTTGATAAAAATCTTGTCGCCCATGCCGCTGATCTCGCCCTGCCAGTTTGTATTGGCGATATCGCCATACACAGAGGCCGCGTAGAACTTGGCGTTCAGCTTGGCGGACCAAACTGCGGGGATGAAATAGCCCGAAGCGGGCGGATTGGTTGCAAACGAGCCGCTTACTGGGAAGACGGCACTGGTATTCTGGATGACGGCCATTTCTAACTCCTAAAAAGATGGTGTTAGCTATGGCCGTCAGTAAGTCACCTGACTCGGCCTTCGGCCATAGCTGCGTTAAGTTCTGCCTCTATCCGAGCGGCCTCCGCCTCAGCGCCCCTGTACTTACCCCGGCGAACATCGTCGTAAAAACGAACGAACTCCGCTTGGGCAATCACCGGCTTTGCAGTCAGTGTGGGGGGTGCGCTGGCTGCGCTAGCCCTCGGACTTACCTGTCTATCAACCCGGTTTGCCTGAACTGGGGGCTGGCTCGGTTTGACACCGGCAAACGCCGTAAAGATGCTGATCGCGCGTTGGGCGTCCAAGTTCTGGCGGGCGTGTGTTAGCGCTGCCTTGCGAGCAAGCCCGTAGACTGGGTCGATTTCCTCCAGCCAATCAAGAAAATCCTGGCTGGTGTTGGTCGTTTCCCAATCCGGGACCGAACGCGCCAAAAGTTCAAAGAACCTGTCCTCGGCAGATACTGCGACGGTTTGCACTGTCCCAGCCACCTGTTGCTCCAAAGCCAAAATTCGTTCGACGATCTTGGCAAACTCAGTATCCACTCTCTGCGCAACACGACTGAACACGGATTCCGTCGTGCGATGCACCATATCAACCAAATCCTCCCCGAAGTTTTCGACGTCCTTGGGGTCCGCAACTGGCTTCTGAGTGATGGGCTCTGGCTTGGCCTTACTGGCCTCAATCTGCGCTGCTGTCTGCTCAAGGCGTGCGGTCAGGTCTTTGACTTGTGACTGCAACGCAGGGACTTCTTTGTTGAAGATGCCCTGCAACGACTTGAACTTACGCTCCCAAACGTCGTCCGCTTGGGGCTGCTGCGTAGGTGCCTGAGCTTGCTGCTCTACCGGCGGGGCTACTACTGCTGGGGCTGTTTGAGGCGGATCGACGGGGTCTGGCGTGGGCGGTGCCGTCGGAACGGCGTTGGCTTCAGCTAAAAGGGCGTCGGCTCGGTCAACTTGAGCCTGAATTGCGGCGGGTAGTGCCATGCTGCTTACTCCTGAGTCTTTCGACTTGACAGGTTGAAAAACCGGCTAACGTGTTAGCCGGGGGAACCGTTGCTGCTTAACGGGCAGCGGCTTTGTCTAGCAAGTCGAGCATGGATTTCAGCAGTTGAGCACGCCCTTGGGCGCGTCTAAGCTGGTCCGCGTCGCTCATCTGACAGAGCACCGTATATTCTGTGTCGAGCTTTTGCTGTAACCACTGCTTGAACCGGGGTTGCCGGGAGAGTTGGTCGAAAAGGTCAAGCTCTGACATAACTGAACTGTATCACACTAACGCGTTAGTGTGTGCAAAAAACAGTGCCTGTTCAGCACTTACGTTTGGCGGGCGAAGAACGCATCTGCTTTTTATCCGTGGCGCGGTCTTTGGCGGACCCTTCTTTGACACCTTTTTTAGGGACGTCCCTAGAAGGGTTCTTCTCAAATGGTTTGAACGTGGCCATACTGTGCTCCTTGGTTGACTAAAAAGTTACTGCGGGGTTGGTGAGAATGAATCGGTCACTGGCGCCCCATTGGTAAGGGTCTGCCCGTTCTGCGGCCCTGGGGGCTGCTGGGCTTGCTGCGCCATCTGGGTGGCTTGGGCCTGAGCCGCTCGTACCTTGAGTACCGAAACAGGCGGGATGATCTTGTCCGGGTTAAGGTCCAAAGTTCTTGCGGACTGCCGCAGAAGTTCCGCCCGCCCCTCAAGCCCAAGAATCTGAGCGTCCATTGGGTTCATGGTGGCCGCAAGGAACTCGTTACGACGTACCTGAGCAGACTCTTTTGTGACAAGACTCAGCGCGCCTCGTGCGACGATCTGCAAGTCGCCCTTGTAATTGGCCAGCGGGTCATACGCCATCTTCCAGTCAAACAGGCCCTGTACTGCTGGGGCCAGCACATGCTTGTCGATGCTGCCGACCAGCTGCTTTATCTGCTTGGACGCGTTGCCGATCATCATGCTCATTCCGGACGCCGTACGCCCTGCCCCGCCGTCTCCGACGGTACCCGTCATGTACTTCGGTATGCCGCTGTACTCATCAGCCAGCTCAGAGAACTTCTGGTACACGCCCATCAGCTCAGCCGCGTTTGAGTTAGGCTGGAAAAATGAAATAGGCGCCGCGCTTGAACCCATCGGGTCGCTGCCGACCTGCCACGTTTTCCACGGAAACATCTGGGTGATCTCTTCCCCTTTGGGCAGTCGGTCAACGTTGACCACGACCTGTGGCCCGGAGGCAATCCCGAGGTTGTTAGACAGCGCGCGCGCCGCAGCGTTGCACATATCGCAGCAGTCCTTGAGCAGGTCATACTGGCTGTTGTGCCAGAACGCACCGGGGATGCGGCTGTACCCGTCGAAGTAGTACGGGCGTCGCGCCAGCGGGTCGGGGTTCAGCGTGGCTTTGATGACCCATGTGCCAATCAGCCACGCCTCGACCTCGTACTCCTTGGCCTCGTCGGGCACCTCTTCCGGCTTCATGCCCCACTCAAGCAGCATTTTTCCAGAGACAGAGCCCCAATACTGGAGCGCGTCGATTGTGTCCGACCCGACCGTTGCGTCTGTGGAGTTGCGCCCTTCCGCCGCCGCTTTCTGCGTATCGACCGTGAGCCACTCATGCAGCCCGCCGTCTCCGTGTGCGTCGAGCACCGCCCGGATAGCATCATCGGAGTAACCATCCAGCCCCCGCATAGCGCTCAAGCTGGACCGGGTCAGGCGGTGGCGCTCGATCAGCGGCCCGTCGTCTGCGCCTTTACTGTACGGGGCGGGGTAGATATTGAACGGGTCAACCCGCACGTACTCCAGGGTGTTCGTCAGCGTTACGACCGGCTTGCTGGAGCCGTCCGGCTGCGGTGTCCATTTGAGGATGTTCTTGCGAGTGACGACCGGCCCCTTGATGCAGGCCGTCTTGAACACTGTGAGGTCGTCGACAAACTGGTCCAGTGCGTCAGCGAACCCCCCTTCTGCCAGCACGTCGGCCAGCTCCACCTCCGCCCGCTCGGCCTCGTTACGCGCGGCCTCCATGATCTGGTGCTCCGCCGCGTCGCGCGCGTCACGCAAGACCTCGCGGATACTACCAACGTCCATCGGCGCCCCCGACATCTCGGCGTCTGCTACGAGCTGCTGCGTGGCCTGCATGATCTCTGTGACGGTCTCGTCTGGCAGCGCCGGTTTGGGTGATGGCTGAATCGTCCATGGTTTGTCCGTACCGCCGCCAACGAGCACGTCGGCCAGAAGCGCCTTGGCCTGTCTCGCCTTCGTGGCGAACAGCATCATGTAGATTGTCGACCCGCCGTTGGCCTGGAGCTGCGCCAATTTCTCCGGCGTGTACTCGCCGCGACGCGCGTAGACAGCTTCCAGCATGTCCTGCTCGATCTGCGCCTTGGCCTCTTTGGCCCGCTCCCAGTCACGGCGTATGAGTTGAGTAAGCGAACTGACCAGCGGCTGGGAGCCCGCCTCCTGTGCGCGACGTATCGCTGCTGCCGTGGCCTCTTCTGCCATCAGAGTGCTCAGCGGCTTTATGGCCATGAGCCCACCGATGTTGAGCTGCTGGGGGGAGGCGCCCTGTGGGCCGCGCATGGCAATCATGCTGAGCGGCTCAAGCAAGTAAGTTGGGTCATGGGGCACTCCTTGTAGCGCGTATAGAGCAACGCGCGATGCGCGAAGTCTAACACGTTAGCTGTTACACGTACGCATAATTGTGTTTGGTAATCGTCCGGGCCTTGGACATCTGCCCGTAGGCTGGCCCGGCGCCACCCCCGGTAAAGTGAAGCGCCAGGTACTGCCCCGCGTCGCTCAAGTGGCTGTGGTGCGTCTTGTCCGGGGTCAGAGTGGGCATACCCGATGACGCTTTCTTGTAGCGGTACCCCCACTCACACGCTTCAATGAAGTAGCGGCATGTTGGACTGATCAAAAACCCCGCTTTTCCGTCGATCTGGCGGGCCA